CGTTCCAGTTCTTAAAAATGAGCTTCGCCACGACGACATCTTTCTTTTTTGGCCACCAGCCTTTCAGCCAGCGCTTCTCAATGTTCTGAAGTTCGATGTCTATCGTGTCGGATTCCGCATCCGCCGAGTCTGTGTACTCAACTGACTGCAGGAATTCGTCAAGCTCTGTGTTTGCCTTCTTGCCGTTGTACTCCAGCTCAGGCACACAAGTCCGAGGCATGATCGGCATTTACTCTTCCTCCTCATCATCCTCATCGTCTCCGGAGTCTTCGTCTATGTCAGTCCACTCCGGGTCATACAGATCGTCCTCATCGACATCATCGTCGAGGTCGTCTGTCCGCCATATCGGAAGGAGTGACTGATCCTCTTCTTCCGATATCTCCGGGATGGTGATTACCACCCCGGCAGAAAAATAAAAGATATCTATCAGATCCGGATTCGCTTCGATCAGCTGCTGCATGTAGTGTTCCGCGCCGAAGATCTTATAAGCGATCAGATCCCATGTGTCGCCCTGGACAGTGGTATAGGTCTTCATGCGAACGCCACCCTCCCGCGCTTACGCTGGTACTTCTGCATCATCTTCTCGAATTCCGCCATGCTCATGCGCATAGCGCCCTGAACATCCTGCTGTGTCAGGTTACTGCCGGTGATATTGATCACAGGGCTGAAGGTAATCGACCCGCCGGAGCCTACGCCCCGATTGACGGACATGCCGCCGAGGATAGATCCGCGATCTGTCGCAGCTCCTCCAAGGGATCCGGCTGTTGCGGATACATTCGGCATAGAATCTCGCATACCAATTGCAAGACCTTCGCCGATGAATTCACCGATTCGTGTAGTAACCTTTGACGGCGATCCGATCTGTGCTGCTGCTTCAATTGCCGCAGATGCCGCATTCGCCAGATTCGCGGCTGAAGCTTGAACCTGTGCGATCATGGCATTCATACCTTGTACAAGACCTTCACCGATATGCATGCCGATCGAGATCATCTCGAAATACAAGCCGTTGAATGCGGATGTGATGCTTGTAGCTGTCGTCTGAGCCGTCGTCACAGCACCCTGTGCGGATGTTGCGAAGTTCGCACTCAGTGCTTCACCGGCAGCAGTGCCTTCTGTGCCGACACTTGCCGTCATCTCCGCGGCCGCCGCTACCGTCTCATCAAGTGCCGATGTATCGACTGTCTCCGGAATGTAACCGCTTGTGTCAGCGCCTTCAGATGTGCCGAGATTGTCGCTGAAAATCTGCCATGACTTACTGGCTGCATCTGCCTTTTCCCCGGACTGCTCCGCGGCATCCCCCACGGACTCAACTGCCGCCCGTGCGGTTTCTGCGGCTTGTGCTACCTGATCACCGGTTTCAGCTGGGAAAAGCCCCTTCTGTGCAATTGCTGCTTCGCGGGAAACAGCCTGTCCACCAGGGGCCATGTATGTGCCTTCTTCAAGACCTTCGCTCCATCCCGGTGCAAGAGAGTCACCATTTGACAAGGTAACGTCACCCGGTTCAGTTCGCAGACCGGATACCCAGTCCATAAAATCGCCCCAAAGCGCCTGCATGCCGCTCCAGATACTTGTCACGATATCAAGACCAACACCGAGCCAGTCGATGCCGAGGATGGCGTCAACCACTCCGCTGAACAGCGAAGGAACAGCCGCGATTAAAGCACCTGCTGCCTGAATGAGACCCATCAGCAAGCCGCCGATAATGGCGATACCTGCGTTGATGATGGTCGGAAGATGTTCAACGATTCCAGTTGCCAGTTCGGTCAGCAGCTTCGCCGCCGCCTGCCCGATCTCAGCGCCATGCTCTCCGATGCCTTCCGCGATCTTTGTGATGATCGTCAGCGCCATTCCGCCGTAAGATTCTGCAAGCTGCGGGAATGCCGCGGCCAGTTGGGTAATGATGGTCGTGGCTGCTGCCATGATCGAGTCACCATGCTCATTGAAGCCCTGTGTGAGACCCTGCAGCATCTTGGATGCCGCATCTGCCAGCTTTCCGACTCCGTCTTCAGCAGCGAATTTATTGACAAAAGCATCAATCAGAGTGAGCGCTGTGTTGCCGATCGTATCAGCAAGTCCAAACATCTCGACCGCCAGAGTATCCACGATAGTAGTCGCGGCAGCAGCAAGCTGCATAGCCGTATCTTCTGATCCGAATGCTTCAACAATGCCGGTTGCCACAGTCCCGATCGCCGTGATAATCTTCGGAGCTTCCTGCGCCGCCTTGGTCGCTGCGTCCGCAAGCGTAGTACCGAGCATTGTGGCAAACTGATCAAGACCGCCTTCCTCGAAAGCCGTCTGCAATTCTCCGACCTTTTCGGTCAGCCAACTCACGGTTTCTCGAAGTTCGCCGTTCATAGCCTCGAAGAATTTGTTCTCGAGTGCCTCGAGTGCGGACGTCAGTTTTGTTACATCACCGGTCAGCGTGTCCAACTTAGTGTCACGCATCTGCTCCATGGCGCCCTTGGAGTCTTCAACCTCAGCAGATAGCTCTTTCCATCCGGTTGTGACATTACCCTGTGCATCCTGGACTTCATCGAAGTTATCGAGTAAGAGCCCGAGAACAGACCCGTAATCACCACCAAGCTGATTTAGGTACTGGGTCTGCTCTTCCTCCGTCAAGCCGGAGAGCGCCTGATTGACTTCTGTCAGCGCCTGCTCCATGCCCTTGAAGTTTCCTTCATTGTCAAACATGGATAGACCAAGCGCCTTCATCGCTTTGGCGGACTGACCTGTGGGCTTCGACAGATTCCGCATGATTGCGTTCAATGCAGTACCTGCCTCAGAGCCTTTCAGGCCGGTATCAGCCATAAGACCGAGTGCAGTAGCCGCGTCGGCATAGCCGACACCAAGGGACTGCATAATACCACCGGATCGGATAAAGGCATCCATCTCTTCCTGCACACTCATGTTGGAAGAGTTCTGAGCTTTCGCCAAGACGTCCATGTACTCAGAAAGCTGCTCCACCCCGACACCCATCGCACCCATGGAGTCCGTTACAAGATCAGAGGTGGTTGCGAGATCAAGGCCCGTAGCCTCAGATAGATGAAGGATCCCGGGAAGAGCTGCCACAGATGTATCTACATCCCATCCGGCAAGGGCCATGTATCCCAAAGCATCTGCAGACTCAGCGGCTGTCTTGGAAGTGGTTGCACCCATTTCCTCGGCAGCGGCTTTCAGTTTTTGGAATTCCGCGCTGGTCTTGGTGACGCCCGCGATGGCAGCAGTATTCGCCATGGCATCTTCAAAAGCCATGCCGGTTGTAATGGACTGCTTTGCCGCGGCTGCCATGGCTGTTCCCGTTGCAGCGTAAACGCCAACTGTTGTCTTACCAAGCGCTGCAAGTCCTTTATTGATCCCGCCGAGGATACCTCCGCCTGTCTTTTTACCCAAGCCATCAAGCGTCTTGTTAGCGTCATCGACAGCGCCACCAAGGCTCTTCTCCAATTGTCCGGCGATATGAATCGCAATCTTATATTCACTTGCCATGTTTCTTCATATCCTCCGAAACTTCTTTGTAATCAACACACAAGTCTAAGAAATCCCACACTGACATCTCCCTGATGTACTGCAGATTCGTCTGCAGGTTCATACACATGATCAGCGTGGTCTTTCCGAGCTGGTCGAGATCGCTGATGTTTACTCCTCGGTGAAGAAAAAACCGGTCACCCTGTTCTTCACCTTGACAACATCTTTCGCGTTGAGCTGCTTAAAGAACTCAATCGGCCTGCCGGATGCGAACGACGCCAGGATCAGCAGGTACTCGATGTTCGTTTCCAGAAGCGCCGTGGTGTTGCCGCTCCTGGTGATCATCTTCTGCGCCTGGATCATCTGGTTTGCCGATACGTTGTCAAGGCCGCTCAGATCAACCGTGCTGATCTCTTCGCCTTCGAAGTTGTATGTCTTCGACAGCTTCAGGACTCTTTCCTCAAGCTCGGCGATCTCTTCCTGTGTGAATTCAGTGTTATTGATTTCCTTCGTCATTCGTTTGCCCTCCCATAAGCAAAAAAGAGCGCCACGTTACCGTAACGCCCTCTCGAAATTGTTTGTATAACTTATCAGATCTGCGATCTGATTTTTGCAAGCATATCCACGCCGTTCAGAAGGAACTTGAAATTGAGCTTATCCAGTTCAACCAGGTCCACATTGTTCACGGCGATCCTGATATAGGAGATCTCCATCTCGACGGAGGACTCCATCTTCTTGCCCGCATCGACCTTGCCCGGCTCGGTCGTCTTGCACTTGCCGCGCATGACGATCTTGACCGGCACATAGTCCGTGATGTTTGTATCTGTATCCGTTGCCTGCATCGATCCGCGCAGTGTCAGCTGCGGAGGACGTGTAGTATCCATCAGGCTGTACAGACTGACCCAAAGGTTGCTGAACGGGATCTTAATAGTCATCGAACTAAAATGCCCGGTGACCGGATCCTCCAGTTCACCAAGGATACCGGAGCCGGAAAGCGTTTCAGTCACAGCTTCGAAATTGGGAAGTTCGACCTCTCCGGAGATGCCGATCATACGATCCCCACCGTCATAGACGTTGTAATTATTAATTACTTCCGGAAGCGTTTTCGCATTCATACTATTTCACCTCCTTCTCAAGCGCTGAGAGCCGCCTGCAGCGTGTTCAGATCATAATCGAGGATGTTATTGATCCACTGAGCAGGCGTATACGGCGCGATGTGCTGTCTGAAGGTTACGTGGCCAGACAGGATCTCGGTGATCGGGTTATCATCCTCCAGATACTCGATCCAGGCGCCTGCCCAGTATTCCGGAGCATATGCTGCGCATCTGATGTTCTCTGTATCGACGATCGTGTCGATCAGGCGTTTGTCCATCGGGTCATCTACTTTGTCAAAGTAAGATAAGATGAACGTATTTGCCTGCCAGTTAAACATCCGGCGGACCGCGATATAGATGTCCTTTGCATCAGTGTTGGTCGGATACGCTGCGGTATAGTTGCCCCAGGTCCTCCATCCATTGATGTTCAGTGCGGTCACGACTCCGAAGGAGTTGACGGTGTTTGCCTGATCCTGATCGAGATACACTTCCGTGCCATCCGCCAGGACAGTTC